GCACTGGGGATTATCCATAAGACTGCTGACGATATGATTGCTGAGTTTCGCGAACTGGCATCTATTAAGGTGACCAAGCCACAGGTAATCAAAGTCATGGACATTATCTTGCCCATGCCGCCGGAAGATGCGGCACAAAGGTCAATCACAATCATGGAGAATAAACGAGATTCGTTCTTGGACGTTTACTTTGATCGTGATCCTGAGACAAAGGGCATGATGGCGAACATGCAGGGTACGGCTTTGGGTTTGATCCAAGGATTTAATACTTGGAATACTCACTCAAAGTCGGTCAAGGGCAACAGGTTTGAACGTAATATCGAACGAACCATTCGTGGTGATTTCGGTGAGTTTGACGTTCAAGTCATGTCTGCACTGGCACACGTTCTGGATAAGCCAGAGTTGGTGTCTAGCAAGTAGTTTGAAGGTAGGGTAGCCGTTGGTGCGGCTTAGTGAGGTTCGATCCCTCACTACCCACGAAACCTGTTGATTCACAACAGGTTCAAGTATGAAATGAGGATGGAATGCCGGTTTCGATAGATCAGATGTATTCCGATCGTTACAGGCTCATCAGCTTGGACCGTGAGATGGTCTCGCTGTCAATGAAAATCAGACGTGTCGAAAAGATGCGAGACGAGATCGAAAGACAGGACTGGATTGCCTTGTGTGACAAGGCGATTCAGCGGTTCAGCGACAAGCAAGACGATTTGAACGATCAAATGTCCGAAATCCTGAGTAAGTACGAAATCAATTACGGCGCAAGCTGTTTCACCGTTAGATCGGGAAACAAGTTCTACGTCGTGACGTGTGATCTGGAAAAGGATTACGCACAGTTCGGACGCATCAAGATCGTCTAGTTGAATCACGGTATCCCACAACGGTTTTCATGCATTGATTTGCATGAACGGAGGTTCGATTCCTCCGGTGGGAACGAGGACAGCCGAAACGTGTTGTCCCACAATGAAGTACAGAAAAGAGGATGGAAAATGACTGGAACGCACAATGAGTATGGTAATCGCACCATGTCTACGTTGGAGTTCTTCAACAGTCTGAAGCGCGGTCAACTTATCAGGTCCGGCCTGTATGGTTCTCCGCTCGTCTATACCGATAGCTGGAAAGAAACCACGATGCGTCACACGGCTATCCTTGTGACGCAACTACTTTCGGAACCAGTTTTCGTAGATATTGATAATGATGGTAGCTCTTGGTCGCTCGTTGTTGATGAGAACAACAACGAACCAATAATGGTTTGCCCTGACACCTGCTATGCAATTGAGCAGTACATTGCAGAAATGAAGGGTAATACCAATCTTCATGACACAATCATGAAGCTACGCAGCGACATTCAGAGAATCAATGATGCTCTGAATAAGGCTGCGGAGCAATACAATTGGTGTGATGCTTATGAAGATCATCTTCATGAGCTAAACCAAACCCTCACTGCTGGAATGACTTTGGTCGGTCGCAAAAAAGAACGTGATGTTCGGGTCGTGTTGCGAGCCGAATGGGCGGTCTGGATTCCGATTGAGTCCACCAGCGAAGAGGATGCCATCAAACAGGTGCGAGAAATGAATTCGTTTGACCTTTACGAAAGGGCAATTGATATTCAATGCTCGCCCGACAACGTTGAGGTATACGAAATCGAAACGTAGAAAGGATGCCAGAACGGTTATCCCGCAAGGGATTTGGGGTTCGATTCCCCAACTGGCACGAAACCTATTGGTACACAATAGGTTCTGATAAGAAATGAGGATGGAAGTTACATGATCGGAGGAAAAGCATGACCACCAACCATATCCGCATGTTAGGCACCGCCCGTCAGCCCTTTTGTGGCAAGTGCTGTGGTGAACATACCAAGCGTGGGTCTGCCCGTCAGAAGCGAGCGCAGCGTCGCGCCGACCGGCACTTGCTGAAAACCCTAGGGGAAGAAGCGTTTTGAGTATGGATTGTCCATCATCAATGGGAAAGATGGTGCGCGGCGGGTGATTACGGTCAAGAGTCAATATGCGTTCGGGTCACATCTGTACTACGCTGTTTGTTCTCAGTGTAATTGCTGGGTCAAAAGCAATGTAGGACAGTTCGTTTGGGAAGATAAACGTAGAGCAATCTACAATTCCAAACTGCACATCTGCCGATAAAAGCATGGATGCCGAATTGGTATGTGCCGCAAGGTATTTGGGGTTCGATTCCCCAATCGGCGCGACGGCAATTCATAAGAATTGTCGCAGTATGAAATGAGGATGGAAATGGCAAGTGTACCTGTGGTTTTGGACGTTAACAGCATTGCCTTTGCGGCTACTCATAAATATGATAGCTCAATGGCAATGCTTTTGGACTTCTGTGAATGGTCAACGAACGAAACCGGAAGTGTTCACGAAAATGGTATTAACGCAAGGTATTTCAAGATGGATTTGCCTAGCGCGTATCAGTTGGTCAATGAATGGATTTACATTGGAGGTCATTTCAGCCCCAGTGAATCCGTTCTATGGATTCATGCAAGGCAAGCCATAGATATTCTTGTTGAAGGTCAATACTGGGTTCTCACAACGGATTCCGACGGATTCGTTAAAGCACAATGCTTTGAAAGCTACGAAAGTGCTTGGGATACATACAGTTTGGTTGAACAAGAATACATGGCCGCTAGTGGTATTTTTGAATCCTGCGGCGTTTGCGGTGAGTACGGTCATCGTGTCAAAGACCATGATGATGATGATGATGAATATACCGGACCTACTTATCCAGAATACGATGAGTAGCAAGTAGTTTGGATGCCCGACTGGCAGGCTCTCACGTTCAAGCCGTGAGCGGGCACGAAACCTGTTGACAGGCAACGGGTTACATAAAAGGATGGGAAAATAGAAAAACGGGTCGCGTGTGAACAGAGGTTCATAACGGGAATGACGGGTCAATACAAGACCTTTCATGGAGGTTCGATTCCTCCCGATCCACGAAACTTGTTGATGCACAACAAGTTCCAGAGAGGATGGAAATGAAAAGAATCCTGAAAGAGTATGTGTGGCCGCAATTTTGGCTATACTTGGTGATGCTATTTTTTGGTGCGGCGCTTTACTTCCTATCCGCACCAAATGCCAAGGCAGACAACGATATTGGTTGCGAAACTATTCTGTGGGGTTTTCTTGGTTCTCAACGTCGCACTATCTGCGACGGTCCCATCCAAGCTGATGGTAGCTGGATGAGAGTTCGGGTCATTTGGTGGCCTGAAAGATGGGTTCCTGTAAGCTGTTCCAGATATTCATGTTGGGGCGGGTACTGGATCGAAGAGGGCGGCAATAGAGAGGTTTATCCGGTAAGACCAGAAACGGTTTTACCTGATGAACCTGGTCATCTAATGCCGTAGAAAGTTAAAGGGCCACAACGGTTTTCGCAAGGGTTCGATTCCCTTGGTGGCACGATAGCAGCCGAAAAGTGTTGCTACACAATGAAACACAAAGAGGATGGAAAAAATGATAGTTAAGCAGAAGAACCAAACCAAGTTCGCAGAGGAAATGCGAACTGCGTTTGAATACCTGTTGAACTACATTGCAACTGAATCAGATTCAGACCGAATCGCTATGTGGCTTGCTCTCAGTAGGGCTGAATCACATTCATTCCCAACACAATACGAATTGGCTTTGACCACAGCAATTCGTAACGCATTTCTCAATGTCAATGACATTGATGATTTCGTTGTGAGCCAGAACAAGTCAAAGGAAGTCTGAGTGAAAATCACCCGCCGGTCTAAACTCACTGGTACGGTACGAGAGCTTGAAATCCCTTGTACGCCAGAGCAATTGGCTGATTGGGAGTCAGGTACTCTGATTCAGAATGCAATGCCTGATCTGTTGCCGCATCAACGAGAATTCGTCCTTACCGGAATCACTGAGGATGAATGGAATTCGTTGATGGGCAACGAGGAAGAGCCAGATGAATAGAATTTCAGCTACAATTCATCTGTATCTGATGGCAGTAATCGTAGGGTCAGAAATCGGTCTGCTCTTACGATGAATTACGGTGTCCCACAACGGTTTTCGGGCAGGTTCGATTCCTGCCGTGGGAGCAGGGCGGCAACCAATCGGGTTGGCGCACAACAAAAAGAGGATGGAAATGGCTAGAACAATCGAAAGCAACAATGATTTTGATTCTGATTTGTATGTCCTAAACAAGTTGGTAAACAACATCTTTGATGCTCTCAGTTTGGTGTCACTTCAAGAGCGATTCGCTTTTGTCGGCGCAGAACTTTCAGACAAACCCGCCCTGGTCGAGCAACCCGAAATCAATTGGGATATGCCGTTTGTCTGGGATGAGGTCAGCGAAAATGACTGAATCTGAGTCGAAAAAGATTGTGCCGCAAGACATTTTAGATGTTTTGACGCTACAAGAGCAAGAGTACAATCAAATGAAGCGAATCATTGAACTTCAATCGAAAATCATTGAGACACAAGGCAATACAATTGCTGCTCTCAAGAAAACGATTGAGTTGAATCGCGAAATTGAGCGACTGACCAAACTGCTAGATTAGCCGATCCAACACCAGAATCCCAGTGATTTTTGAATCTTATTGTCTAACAACAAGATTCAATCACTGGGATTTTGGCGTTTGGCCCACCTCATCGTACCGCCTACCCGGTTTCCTTGTCTCACAAGGGCACTCAGGGCGGTGTGCCTGTGACGGCGGGGACAGGCTTCTGACCAGGGAAAGAGCAATGTTAGACAGGATAACAATATTCAAATCTGAATCTGGTGCTGTCCGTTTCGATTTCGCCAGTGCCGACAGCGGGGCGATTATCGCTAGCGGGTCGATTCCAGAATCCGAATGGCATGAGCTTAAAACCCAATTAACTACAAAGCTAAGCGAGAGCGAATCGCATTGTAGCGCAATTGATTACATGGTGGTGATGACTGTTTTATTAGAAAATAGCTAGCTAACCTAAGGAAAATATACGGTCTAGACTATACCGTCGAAAAACGGTAGGATAGACTATCCTGCAAGTTCAAGTCACAGGAGTAAAGTGAATCAAATAGATTGCGACGCAACCGAATTCGGCAAGCACTTCAAACAAGGTGGTTGGCGGTTGGGTCTGCTAGTTGCTAGGAACTGTGAATCAAAACAAGGAAAAAGGACCGACCTCGCCACAAGTGGCGAAGTTAAAGTCTCTTGTGAAGAATTCGCTGCAAAAGCCGGTGTCGGTTCAACAACAGTCAAATACTATTTTGCTGCTTGGGAATTGGCAGCAGAGGCTGGGTATTGTCTTCCAGCAAAAGAGCTTTCGCCGGGTGACGATGATCTAGATGATTTTGATGAAGAAGATCATGAGCGGCGGGAGATTTGGACTAAGTTCTACCAAAAGGCAAGGGAGCCAAAGAAACCCAAACAAAAACAAGAGGTAGAGCAAAAGCCAGAACCAAAAGAAACTGAATCAAAGCAGGTTGATGAAGAGCCTGAAATTGATTCGGAGACAATCGAATTCAACGAGGCTGAGTTAGATGCTCAGTTTCGGCATGAAAGAATTGTCAACGCAAGAGAAGCCTTGGAAGTTCACCAAAACAAGCTAGATGAAATTGGAGTAGTGACCTCTCAGGAAGATGTTGCGGCAGTACAAGAAATCATGAAAATTGCAGAGGCAATAATTGCCAAATGCAAAGAGCTAACAAAGCTAAAATCGGTCATTTGATCGAAAAGTCTCACCAAGGATGGGAGCCATCAGGCTTTAAGGGTTCAATTCCCTTATGAGACACGGTAATTCACTTTCATTACCAGAAAGGGTCGAAAAAGTGAAAGGTAAACAAATGCATCCTGCTGTAGTAAAGGCCAAAAAATTGGCTAGGGTTGCTGTTGAAAATGGATGGACTGGAACAATCAATTCAGAAGTTGAAAACGATTGTCGCATAACCATTTTGAGAGCAAACCGCAAAGACTGCGACGAGTCAGTCTTTGTTAAGTGGGAAAACAACGTTATGAAGGAAGCGAGCCATTTGCTTTTAGATGGTTCTGTTTCTTTTCAATTGCCTTGCGCCAAAGCCGTTTCGGAAGTTTTCTCTGGATGGCCTGATGTAATGCAAGTCATTAAAAATACTCCTGTTTCCAAAAAGCCAGAAGTTGTTCGGAAATACAGGAAGCTTCCTTTTGATTGGGAGAATGACCCAGAAGATGAAATAATCTCGAAACTCATTGGGACACAAATCTTTTGGTATTCATCTGTCTCAGCAAAGATTTTCAGCGATCACGTTCTTGTCCCGAAAAAGGGAAAAAAGAGTCATGTTGAAATCAAACCAGTTGGTCATCGAAAGATGTTTAATTTCATAGGTTCTCACTCTGGTTTTGCTTCTGTCATGTTGGATACCATTTTGAAGGTGGGATAAAAAATGATACGAGTGTATTTGGATTTTGACCCCGGCTCGCCTGACCTCCCGCCGTTCATCCCTTGGATTGCAAGGATTGATGCGAAAGTCTTTAAGTGCGAAGGGGTTTCGTTGAAACACAATAAACCTTGCACTTTGCACGCTAGATTTATTTATGTTGACCAAGACGGCATTTTGAATTACTTTTGCCGAAATCACTTGGATACCAACAGGTTAAATGCTGAATCTTATCCTTTGCATGGAAACATCGAAGAGCAAAAACGTTGTGAACGATGGGTTCAGAAAAACACAACAGATACGCGAGGTCTTTTCAAATGAACGCTACGTTGAAAATCAATGATGACAAATTGATTTTTTCCTATCCATCGAAGAAAGGTGAACGGACACAAGTGGTTTCGTTCACTTACGAGAACACCCTGAAGGCGCGGGATTATTGCACTGAAAAGGGTTTCAAACTTTTGGTAGACCCAGAGCTAAAAGAATGGATTAGGGTTGAAACCCTAAGGCGCAATTGGCCTTTGGAAATGATTCCATTTGATTCCAAATTGGGTCAGGCTCTCTCCCACCGCGAGTTTCAAAGGGAGGGAATAGAATTCGCAGTAAAACATCGAAACATTTTGATTGCAGATGAACCTGGTCTTGGAAAGACCTTGCAAGCAATGGGTTCAGTCATCGAAAGTGGTTGCGCTGGTTCAATTTTGGTGGTCGCACCAAAATCGGCGGCATATGTGACATGGCCGCATGAACTAGCATCGTGGCTGCACGAAATCGCACCATACGATGAATGGATCGTTATTGGTGGAAACATGTCAAAACTTGAGCGCATCAGAGCGCAAAAACGTGTTCTCCGTTGGGATTTGGGGAAAGGTCGAATCGGACCCCGCCAATGGGTTATTGTTTCTCCCAATTATTTGAGATTCAAAGTAAAGATTGATTGGCGTGGGAACTATGTGCGAGATGAGAATGGAGACAAGATAATTGTCCCAATTCGCGAAGCAATGCCATCACTACTTGCAATTGATTGGGCAGCAATCATTGTGGATGAATGCCATCAAACCCTTTCTGGCGCAACAGGAAACGTCAAGAATCAATCTGCTCAAAGACAGGGTTTGGGTATCTTGAGCGTAAAAGATGATGGAATGCGAATTGCAATCTCTGGCACACCTTTTCGTGGCAAGCACGAAAACCTTTGGGGAACACTGAATTGGCTAAACCCCAAAGAATACAAAAGCTATTGGAGTTGGGTAGATAAGCATTTTTACGTTTATATCGACCCAATGACCAATCAACGTATGGTTGGCGACTTGCGTAGCGACAAGGGTCTTTCAAATGAGTTGAAAGACAAGATGATTCGTCGCACCAAGCAAGAGGTAGCCAAAGAATTACCGCGCAAACGCTACGGCGGGACACCGCTGGTCTTGGATAAAAGTGGCAAAGAGGGACCAATTGCAGTATGGCTGGACATGTTTGGTCAACAAAAGAAAGCCTATGAGGCAATGGTTCAGGCCGCAATGGTTGAACTTGAAGGCGGCACTTTAATGGCGAATGGTGTTCTCGCAGAAATGATTCGGATGAAACAGTTTGCAAATAGCTACGGATTCATGGGCGGTCAAGACGAATTCTTCCCATGCTTTCCAAGTAATAAATTCGACTGGATCGTTGAGTTCTTGAAAGAACGTGGGATTGATGGTAACGGTCCAGGTGAATCCAAAGTTATTATCTCAAGCCAGTTTACGAAGCACGTTGATTTGTTCTCTGATCGTTTAAAGAACAAATACAATATTCCGTGTTTCACTTTGACTGGTAGAACTAGTGATAAAGAAAGAATTCGTTTACAGCGTGACTTCCAAAGAGGCACACTGGATTCCGGTGAGCCGTGCCCAGATGTATTTTTTATCAATACTAGAGCCGGTGGTGTTTCATTAACTTTAGATGCTGCTGACGATGTGATTCTTATTGATTCGACTTTTAACCCTGAAGATCAAGAACAGGTAGAGGACCGGGCGCATCGTCTTAGTCGATTGGATCATAACGTAACCATTTGGAATCTATGCTCTACCAACAGCATTGATGAATCAATTGCTCGTCATTGCTACAAAATGGATACGTCGATCAAAAAGATTTTGGATGGCGAACGTGGAATTGATTTTGCGCGTTTGCTTTTCAAGGACGCTATGTGATCCAATTTGTTTTTGGATTTATTTGTGGTCAAACGTTGACAATCGTTGCGGCCCTTTGCTTTTCCCGCCGGGTGATTTCCCGTTGGAAGCACAGTCTTGAGTTAGAGGTTTTATCTGACAACCTTGAAAAGCGAAGGGCCGCACACGATTTGGGCCGCGACGAGGCAATTCGGCCTGGTGCCGGGGTTCCTGGTCAGGAAGCCAACCTGTTTCCGGTTCGCCCCGGTAAATTGGTACTCAATCGACTACAAGAAAAAAGGGTCAAGAGAGCGAAAGATGTTGACACTCAACAAGATTCAGCTATGATAAATGAGTCAGGGTCGAACCAGACCGACAACAAAGAATAGCGAAAGGCTAGGAAATGACTAGTGCGGCAACGGAAAACGAGGGCAAGAAGCGTGGCGGTCAGCGAGGCGAGCGACCTTGGCGCGACAAGCCGACTCCCCGCGAGCGGGTTCTCACTCAGAATCTCGCTGATTATGTAAAGAGCGAGACTGGGCGTGATGTTTCGTCGGAAACCGTTCGCGCCATTCGGTATTGCCTGCCCAAGTGGAATACCGCTCCTGAGACCAAGGCTCTGCGAGAGTTCAAGATGGCCCGCAAGCTGGAAAAGGCTAAGCTTCAGGATAAGCGCGAAAAGGCTCTTGCTATGCTCAAGGAAGCTGAGTCTGAGCTTGGAAAGTTTAGCGGTGAGGCTGATCTTGATGACGAGGACGATTCGGACGAGAACGAGTCTGAGTCTGATGAGTACAGTGATGACTCTGAGGATGATGACGATGACATTTTCTCCGATAGTGGTAAGGTTACCGCTAGCTTCTGAAAGCCGTTGTCTCACAACTAAATAGAGTTAAGGGCTGCTACCGGGGTCTAGGGATTTTGTCATTCAAATTCAGTCGGCTTTCCATCCTCCTGATTTGAATTAAAGTTGGTTACCCAAAATGGACCCACAGCCATCAATGGGAAAAATCACTCCCTAGCCCCGGTAGCTTTAAAAACTCTTGTCTAGCAACAAGATTCAAGGAGGAGACGCAATGATCTGGCTGGGCATCGGAATTGGCGTAGCAGCGACGCTTGCCACTGTCACAGGATGGGTGCTCTGGGTTTTTCGTGATTGGGAACTGTGATGGCCGACTACGCGGAGCGTGACCAGTGAGTGTCCGCGTCGTGCTCACAGCAGTAAATGGTGAGGAGCGCGAACCGTGATTTATCGGTGGGCATCAACAATGGGTGAGAGGTACGCGTTTCTTTTTGTAAAGGAGAACGCTAAAAATGAGCGGGAGATGGATTCTGCCGACAGTGGATCGAATACAACGCCGTTGGGTTACCGATTGGAAAGTGGGCAATGATGAGTAATTTTTTATCTGAACTAACGTCACTACTAAATCGTCACTGCAAGGAAAACGGTTCTGGAACACCAGATTTCATTTTGGCTGAATACTTGTGGGGTTGCCTAACGCAGTTCAATGCTGCCGTTAACCGACGTGAAGCCTGGTATGGGCGCGAGCAGGATCAGCGATTTGGTACGCCAACACAGGACAGATTTGATGAGTGACGACAAATTGACTGACACACTGCGGAACCGGAACCGGATCGCCGCTCTACTGGAACTATTGCGCCCAATAACTCCAAGGGAAGATGCCGACGCTGTTATCGACGCTGTGCAATTCTTGGTTGACGGCATAATTGATGGCCGACTACGCGGAGATACACTGGGTCAATGGCGGTAGACCCAAATCAAATCTCCCGCTAGGATGGCAACCTAACTTAATTCCCATATAAACCTATCGGGCCAATTCTGCCTTGTAAGCAGTAAGCTACGTATTGGGTGACAGTTAAACAGCCAAGCAAACAGAGAAAATGGCAATCCCTTTGTTTGACATTAAAATATTAGATTGCTAGGATGGCAACCTTAAAAGGAAACTTTTTAAACAGCCATATAATTATCTCTCTTGCAGGGTCGAAACTGAAAGATGGTATAGTGCAAGTAAATCCGTTAAGGAATAGTGAAAGATCAGATTTTCGTAGGTGCCCGCAAAAATGGCACTGGCGTTGGAACGAACATCTAGTTCCAATTGAATTATCAACTGGCCCTTTGGTTTTCGGAACGTTCGGGCATTTGGCTCTTGCTGAGTGGTATATCCCTGGTAAAAAGCGTGGCCCTCACCCGGCAGAAACATGGGACAAAATCACCAAGGACTATACGGATTCCGTTCGCGCAGAAACACTTACGGGATTCATTGATGATGACGTTGAAATGGGTTGGATGGATGCTCAAAAACTTGGTCATCAATTGTTGGTCAATTACGTTGAAAAGTACGGCGAAGACGAACAGTGGGAAATTCTTTGGAATGAAAGACCTTTCAAGCAACTAATCCCTGACCCTAGAGATAAAACCAAACCAATTGTCAATTATGTTGGAACAATTGATTTGATTGTTAGGGATCATGCTGCTGATGGTCGAATTCGTTATATCGACCATAAGTTCATGAAAAGCATTGCGACACGCCATCTTTGGATCGACTCACAAAACGGCGGGTATCTGGCAATTGGAACGCACCAATTGCGTCAAGAGGGTATTATCGGACCAAAAGAATCGGTTCGCGATCTAGTCTACAATTTTATTCGCAAAGCATTGCCGCCGGATAAGCCACGCGATCAATACGGCCAGTACCTCAATAAAGACGGCTCTGTCAGCAAAGTTCAACCGTCGCCATTTTTTGAGCGATATGTTGTGACAAAGACTGCGGCAGAACGTAATTCGCAGATCGGTCATATCGGTGACGAGGCTATCGTCATGAGCAAATTTCGATCTGGCGAATTACCTTTGTATAAAAACCCAACTAGGGATTGTACTTGGGATTGTCCATTTTTCGGTCTTTGCCAGGTAGATGAAAGTGGTGGAAATACAGAAGAGACAAAGAAAGCACTGTTTAAAAAAGAAGACCCATATCAAGAGTATCAAGAGAATGCAACTAGTCCAAAGAGATTGAGAGAAGAATAGAAAAATGAGTGATTTACTCCCACCAGAGATTGTGGCTCTGGAAGATGTTGCGCCGCATCCGAATATCCTCGTATTTGGGAAGAGCGGTGTTGGTAAGACCGTTTTTGCTGGTAGTGATGATCGCGTGCTAATCCTCAATTGTGAGAATGAGGGTGTTTTAAGTGCGAAACGTCAAGGCAGCAAAGCAAAGCAATGGAACTGCCCGACTTTCAAGGATTTTGAAAAGGCTGTCGAGTGGCTGAAAAGGCAAGCGGAACAAGGCAAAACGATTCCTTTTGATTGGGTTGTCATTGATACGCTCACAACGCTTCAAAAGAATTTGATGCGTGACATTTTGAATACCGTTGTCGCAGCAAAGCCTATGCGCGATGCTGATATTCCTGACCGACCTGAGTATTTGAAGAATCAGTTAGTTCTTGGTCGAATTGTCAAGGAACTCAACGATCTTCCAGTTAATACGCTGTGGTTAGCTCACGTTATGAGCCAGACCGATCCTGAGGGTGAAGAATTTATGTATCCCGCCGTGCAGGGCGGGAAATACGTTCTCGCACAGCAGATTTTGGCAATGATGACTTCATATGGCTATATGTTTGTAAAAGAACGCCGTAAAGATGGTAAGGCAGTTGTCTTGAACGGCAAGCGAGTTCGTGATAGGTTCATCATATGGGAAACTTCCGGTGCTATGCAGGGCAAGGACCGGACTAATGTTCTTGGTGAATACACTAAGAACATCACATTGAAAGAGATTCGTGAACGTATGCAAGCCGCAGACGAAAAAGCGAAAGCTCTCTACTCCGATCAGGAGTGAGATGAACACAATCCGTGAAAGGATGGAAGCCGCAGATAGAAAAGCTGTAGAAAATAGAGAATCAGAGTAAAAAGTAAAAGTAGAAAAGAAAGAGTGAAATGGTAAGAATCAAGCCCGATTTCGATGGTTCTAGTGCATCTTCTGGTTACTACGATGGACCGCCGCCTACTCCCGGCACATATCGTGGAATTGTTAAGAAGATGGGTCTCGCCGAAATCAAAAATGGCCCGAATGCAGGCTCCAATCGAATTGCATTGCTGCTAGAGATTTCTGATGGTAATTTCAAGGGTGCCGCCGTTATGCATTCTTTGAATTTGACGACGCAATCCGCTTGGGCAGTGAATCAATTTCTGGATGCTCTGACTGATGGCTCTGATCGCCAGAAGACAGGTCTACGAAACCTGTTCTGGCAGAAGGGTTATGACGTTGAAAATGAGCCTGATGGTAAGATGGGTCAACAGTTCATCAATATTGGTGGAAAGTTCAAGCCGCTTGGTAAGTCGGTCGCTTTCGTTACCAAGATGGATTCTTGGGAGGGTAGGCCAAAGGCTGCAATTGATCGCTTTATCGTTCCGATTGAACATGCAGCGGAAGAGGAAGAGACAGAAGAGGATTCGCTCGATTCTGTCGAATCCGAAACTGTCGAATCCGAAACTGTCGAAGAATCCCCGACTGAGGATGACGACGACGATCCTTGGGGATAATCAAAATCGTTGTCTGACAACGTAAAAGATAGGGTGTTCGATAATTCGGGCACCCTATCTTTTTCAGCCAAAAAGTGTGAGCTTTTGTGAGGGATTGTGATGACTGAAATTCAAGTTTTGATTCCGCTGTCTGTTTTTGGTGATGCGAAAGACCTTACGCCACAAGGGATTTCAGAAGCTATCGTCAATGTTAGTTCTCTGAAAGAACAGATCGTAAGGCTACAAGCCGAAAAAGATACGCTGGTCCGTACAATTAATAATATTGGTGTTAGCTTAGAATCAATCTGGCTTGACAGCAAAAATGAATTAGAAAGAGCGCGAAACATCAGGTCGCTCATCAAGGATTTGAAATCATTTGGTGACGAGAACAAATGAAATACGTTAGCGGTTGGCCTGGTTACGAGGCAGATGAATATGGAAACGTTTATTACAATGGAGTTATTTTAAAGCCATTTAGAAGAAAAGAGAAAAACGCTAGAACTTATATTTATACTCCTTACGGACCAAAACCAAAATCAATTTTTGTATGTACTGCATTTCATGGTGAAAAACCAAGTGGTGCAATGGTTTTACATGCAAATGATATTTCAGATGATGATAGACCAGAAAATTTAAGATGGGGAACAGCAAAAGATAACGCTGTGGATAGAGTAAAAAATCTTAAAATGTTTGGTTCTAATCATTCCAATTCAAAACTTACAGAAGATAAAGTAAAAAGAATAAAAGAAAACACTGAAGGTTTTACACAAAAACAATTGGCAAATCTTTATGGTGTAAGTCCTTGTCTTATAAGCCAAATCGTAAGAGGAGTAGCTTGGAGGCACGTTTCATGAGATTTGTGTCTCTGCATACCCATTCGACGTACAGCTACGGCGACGGTTACGGCTCTGTGACCAGCCATGTTGACCGCGTAGCGGCCCTTGGGATGACCGCTGTCGCCCTAACGGAGCACGGCAATGTCTCAAGCTGGGTAGCTCTTGAAAAAGCCTGTAAGACAAGGGGTTTAAAGCCTATTTTCGGTCTTGAGGCATACATTGCGCCGGAAAAAGAGCGCCGAAAGAATCACATGATTTTGCTGGCTATGAATGAAACTGGCCTAACGAATCTGAATCGCATTGTTACGCAAAGCTTTCGGCAGTTCTATCAATTCCCGACTACATATTGGAAAGATTTGGTCAAATGGAATGAGGGAATCATTGCGCTGTCAGGTTGCTCAGACAGTCAACTCTCTTGTATTCTGTTGGGTGGCAAGTCATTCGGTGAAAAGAGGATGGAACCCAGAAAAGGAGACTTTCAACGCGCCGTTAGGGGAGTACGAAAATTCCAAGAGATATTTGGTGACAGGTATTACCTGGAAGTACAGCGATTTCCTGGTCTTGAGCGCACTTGTGCTCTTAACCCGTTACTTGCCCAAATCTCAAGCGAGACAGGCGTTTTGCTTGCTGCGACGTGCGACGTTCATTATCCCCACCCTGACCAAAACGCCATGCAGCGCATTCTTCATGCGGCTCACAGGGGCGGGACTGTCGAAAGTGCTGATGCTGCTTGGGAGTACAACATCTTGCTGACCTACCCTCAATCAGACGACGAGATTAAAAATGATTTAATTGGTACTGGCTTGTCGAAAGACCAAGCGTTGCAAGCGATTGCGAATACTGCTACAATTGCTGAGCGTTGCAACGTAAAACTTCCGAAAGCACCACGTCCGAAATATGTTGTGGGACAAAAGGATTGGGAACCGTGGACAGCATAGACAGAGAAAATTCAAACTATTTATTTGGTTGGGATCACAACGCGCCGTATTGTATTCGCTGTGGGATGCCTCATTGGGGTTGGGAGAAGTGCAAGCGTGACGAGTAATTTCTTTATGTACCTGATCTTTTGGCTGTTTGGCTTTCTACTTGGTCTGTTGATTAAACAATGACCGAAAAGGACGAAATTACAACCCTTTTTCGGTTCTGGATCGAACAAGGCTGGAAGTACCGCCGGAAACATAACGAGCGCATGAAAACCCATGCGGCAGAGTACAAGTCACGTCTTATTCATGAAGTGAATATGATTCAAGACAAAGACTTTGTGAATTACTTTCTTATGGTTTCCGATCTAGTCAGATACGCCAAAGATTCCGGCATTGCAGTCGGACCTGGACGTGGTTCTAGCGCAGCATCTTTGGTGTGCTATCTGCTACGAATCACTGAAATTGATCCAATGCAATATCCCATGCTTTTTGAGCGGTTCTTGGACCCAACAAGATTAGATGAGCCTGACATTGACATTGATTTTGAGGATGATCGTAGGGGAGAAATTTTCGACTATGCCGCAACGAAATACGGATACGATAGAGTTGCTAATATCGGAACATTTACGCGGTATAAAGGGAAAAACTCTCTGGATGACATTGCGAGGGTTTACCGTATTCCAAAATGGAAGATTGACGCAATCAAAGATAAGTTACTGGAAAGAGCTGAAGGTCATCCGCGAGCAGCGAAAACGCTTGAGGATACTTACAATTCGTTTCAAGACATTCAGGGGTTGGTCGAAGAAACCCCTGAATTGCATTACGCTACACAACTTGAAGGAAATCTTAGAGGATTTGGAGTCCACGCAGCCGGGATGGTTATATCTGCTGTCCCACTCAACAATATCTGTGCGTCTTACGAAAGGGAAATTGCCGGAAGACAAGGCAGCTCAATAGCTTTCGACAAGTATGACGCATCTTACCTGGGTCTGCTCAAAATTGATGCGCTTTCCCTACAAACAATGGGAATGATCGCGAAAGTCATTGCGCTGGCGGGAATTTCGCTGGAAGAGCTATACCGTGTGCCCTTGGGAGACGAAAAAGTCATGGAGGCTTTCAGGGCCGGTGACGTGCTGGGAATTTTCCAGTTTGAAGGTGTCACCACCAGGCGCATCCTGAAAAAAGCGAACCCGACTGTCTTCCAACACCTTTCAGATGTAAATGCGCTTTCCCGCCCTGGCGCTGATGATAAGGCATACATCTTCAACAAGAACAATTTCGGCGACAAGAATATCGAAATGGAATTCTTGCATTCCATTATGGCACAACATCTTTCGTGGACTTATGGCGTTGTGGTCTATGAAGAGCAGATTTTGATGATCTTGCGTGATTTGGGTGGTTTTGAACCAGCCGAATTGAATCGAATGCGTAAGATTATTCACGATAAATTGGGGAGTGTAGCTTTCAATGAGTATTTTCAGCGGTTCATCAAAGGTGCTGCCGCGCATGGACTTTCAGAAACTACCGCCAAACAAATATGGGACGGTCTGGTATCTGCGAGTGGTTATGCATTCATCATTGCTCACTCCGTCAGCTACGCTCACATTGGCTATTGGCAAATGTGGCTTAAAATCCATTATCCCGCTGAGTTTTATACCGGACAGCTTCTTAAATGCTCTGATGACGTTAGGCGAGGCAAAATTATTCAAGAAGCTCTGAGGCGGGGGATTTTCGTTGAACCTCCGAATCTCCTTGATTCCCAACAAGATTGGACGTTCATCAAAGACAGCACCGGCTCACAAAAAATCGTCGCAGGTCTGACTGCGGTCGCAGGAATTGGACCCAAAACGGCGCAGAATATTATTGAATGGCGGGATCAGAAAGAAAAGGAATACGGAATTGATGATTTCTATCCCGAATGGTCTGACCTGACTGAGGTCAAAGGCATTGGCGCAAAGACGATTTCGACAATTGTTAAGTTCTGTGAGTCTTCTGATCCGTTTGGAGTGGAAGAGGTTAGCCGTGTCTTGAACAATGTACGAAAGTCATTGTCTAACAACGAGATTCAGCACATACCAGCACCAACACATACGTCAATAGACATTCCATCAGATCGTGAGTTGGTTTGTTACGCAGGGATTTTGCGGCGCAAAAAGTATTACGATGCTGTAGAGCAATTGCAAAAACGAACCAATGAGGAACTGACCTACGAAGATGCTCTGAATAAATTAGAAGACCCGCATTTGCTTAAATATGTTGCGCTGGAAGTAGAAGATGAATGGGGTGAAATTGTAAAGGTTAGGGTTTCCCGTTGGTTGTACCCAAGGTTTGACAGGTTAATTCAAAACCTGAAAGTGAATAAAGATGTTGTTGTCACGCAAGGGTTTTCGTCAGATTTCGGAGGTATATCTATACAGGCAAAGAAATTATTCGCAATTGATCCGTACACCGTTTGATTTGGAGAAAAAATGGGTAATAAGAGTAAAAAGAAGAACAAGCCGAAAAAGGTTATGCCAGTTGCTTCAGCCGCACCTTTGGCTCTTTCAAGCAAAAGATCAAACGTCAATATCCCGCCGTTAACTGATAAGCAAAAGATTGCGGCTACGCAACGATTGGCTAATCTTTTCAAGACGATCAGCGCACCACCAGAGCCGATTCGCGATATGCTGCATCGTCTTGAAATCCCTTGGCGCAGAACAACTTTGATGGGAATTGATGGAGAAGAAGACTACATCTTGATTAAGGTTAGCGATCTTGAGGCAGGCGAAGAACGCAACAAAAATCAAGGTTCACTAGCGAATAGGATTTACAACAATGTACGATTTAGCAATGGCCTACCTGACACTGGCTCTAATTCCGATAACAATGCTGACTCTGGCGGGTCTAATGATGTTGGCGTATCAGGAAATCCGGTCGAGTTTGTCGGTGCGGAAGTTTCGGAACCTGCACCAGCGGAATATGCCGGAAGTTCTGGAAGTGCTGATGCCGGTGGAAACGGAACAAAAAACGTTGTGCCAGAAGAAGATTACCAAGATTATCTGAAAGGGATGCAGGGATGATGGTTTCAATTTTGATCGTTCAGATCATTATGTTGGTTTTTATCATAGCTACCTATGGAGCTATGAGTAGAATGGTGAATATTTTATTGAAAGGTTTCACTATAACTTTTCATAACAATGGCCAGAGTCGCTTGCAACCCTGGCCGGATAGGGAGAACCTGTGAAACTCAAAAACTCTCATCCTGGCTTGAAAGGCCGTACCTTAATTGAACGAATTGAAATTCAAATGGATAAGCGTCGAAAGGCTATGGAGAAGCTGATCCTTGAAAAGGGTTTAGCCGCAAGCGGTTTCGATTACGTTATTCAAAAGGGACGGTACGAGGGTTTTGCTGCTTCATTAGCTATTCTGCGTAGCTCTTCTGTCGAACACGAAATTTCTCGCAGCAACGAAAGATTGGGGATAACTGATGAATAACCTAAGGAGGCCGACGATGAGTGAGCTACGGAACCGGATCGCCGTCGTGTTAAACGGCCACAGCGAAACCGATCTTGGGCCTGACTGCGCATGTGGTTGGACATGGGAGGGATACGGGCTGTGGAAAGACGCACATGCAGATCATGTGGCCGACGCGGTGATCGCCGAGTTGGGGCTGCGGATTCAAGTCGCTGGCCCTGACGGGATCGTAGGAACGGGCGACTACCGCTACGTCACCGACTGGAAGGCCGACGAATGACGAATCCCGTTGCCGTGTGCGGCCATTGTGGCGTGTGCGGTGTGTCCACAGATTCGCTGCCCTGCTGGAGTTGTGAGTTGGAGCGACGTATCCAGGCGGCGATCCTGATGGAGGCCGACGATGAATAATCAAATGGTTCAATTCCTAAGTGCCTTAAGGGATTTGATAGAAGAGAACGGTAAGAGCGGCAATAGAAGTAAGGGTAGAGGTAAAAGTAAAGTCATTGACGTTGAATATGAAGAGATAAGAGGGGAAATTAAAAAGAAAGATGAATGATCCTGTTAATTATCCTGCTCATTACGTCAATCACCCAAGTGGGATTGAATGCATTCAAATAACAGAGCATATGAATTTTTGCTTGGGGAATGCAGTCAAATATATTTGGAGGGCTGACGAAAAGGGTTCTGACATAGAGGATTTGAAGAAAGCCGTGTGGTATATCGAAAGAGAAATTGCGCGTAGAACAAATGGATGAATACCGTGGTCCGATCATCAAAAACCTAAGCTATCCAACAACTTTCAAAGATAATGGGAGTGTTGGTAGCAGCGAAATTTTGCCGATTTTGGGGATTGACCCCGGCGGGACAACGGGTTGGAGTTTTATTGCGATTCGCTCAAAGCCGTTGTGGCGCAAGGAATCTCTAGAGAATGTGATTGACAGCAAATTCTTCTGGGATCATGGTCAAATTGATTGCAGAGGAAAAGGGCAGGAAGACGAGGGTGTTTATCAATTACGCAAGTTAATTGATGAATGGCCTTCTGCCGCAATAGTTGTCGAAGATTTCAT